CGCCGCCACTGTCGAGCTGGTCGAGCGGATCGAGGCGGCCGGACCCTTCGGCGCCGGGGCACCCGCGCCGCGCTTTGCCTTTCCCGACATGCAGATCACCTTCGCGCGGCGGGTCGGGGAAAGCCATCTCAAGCTGGGTTTCGGCGACGGCATGGGCGCGCGGCTCGACGCCATAGCGTTCGGAGCTTTCGACGGGCCGCTCGGCCCCGCGCTGGAGGGCCATGGCGGTGCGCGTTTTCATCTCGCCGGGCGGCTGGAACTCAATCACTGGCGCGGACGCACCAGCGTGCAGCTCCGGCTTGAAGATGCGGCACGGGCCGGGGCCTGAGCCACGCCGCCACGCCAAGTCCCTCCCTGGCAGCGCGCCGCACGGCACCCGGCGTTTTTTGTTCGCATGGGCCAACTTTCCGCTTGCACGGGCGCGCGGGTTTTTCTAGACAACGCCACACGCCACGGCGTGGCCCGTTCGTCTATCGGTTAGGACGCCAGGTTTTCAACCTGGAAAGAGGGGTTCGATTCCCCTACGGGCTACCACTTCTCCCGATAAGCAATTGTTATTCATCGGCTTTTCCTTCCTTCCTGTCCAACTTGTCGGATAGGTTGGACACTTTTCCCGCACTCAGCTTCGCAAATCCGCTGTCTGCAAGGCGCGCCCGATTGGCCTTTTTGGTGTAAACCGCTGCCTGTGTCGTGTCGGAATGAGCAAGGTAAGAAGCGATTTCCCATTCCGTCGCCCCGGCGTCCGCAAGTCGGGTGGCCCCCGCTTTCCGCAGGCCGTGCAGCGATCCGGGAACACCGGCCTCGGCGCACCTGTCCCGGAACCAGTTGCCCAGCGATGCGACGGCATAGGGCTTGTCGCTCTTGTCCTGGGTGACAAACAGCATCCTGTCTTGCGGAACGTGGCGTAGCTCCTCGGCCAGCTCAGGCAAGATCGGCATGTCAGCCGCAACAGCGGTCTTGTGCCTGCGATAGGCGATGCGGCCCGCCTTGACGTGCTGGCGACCGACGCGAACGAGGTCTTGTCGGGCCATGCCGGTATTCAGCGCCAGCAGCATGACCAAGCGCGCCTTGGTGCCCGGCCCATGCCGCTCAAGAAAGCGATTCACCTCGGCGTCGGTCCATGTGTGGAAGCCGTCCGGGTTCGTTTTCATCCGTTCGGCGTGGCGCGCTGGGTTCGGGCCGGTATAGTTGAGCTTCTTGGCCGCGAAGTTGAACAGCATGGACAGGTTTTTCTTAACCGTGTTCGCGGCGGTCGGACCCTTCTTTTTCGACATGAGGGCTTCGACGTGCCGGACTTCCAGGCGCTCAAATTGATATTTCCCCGCCTCTTTGCGAAGCCAGTCCAGTTCAAGCCGAATCGTCCGCTTGCGACTGTCGGAAAGATTCTGAAACCGCAGGCTGCGCAAGTATTGCTCGATCAGCCATGCAAGCGTGCCAGGAAGGGCGGTCGATGTGTTGGAAGCCTTGGAACCGGCAAGCGCGGCCTCATACGCTGCCAGAAACTCGGGCGATCCGTAGGGGCCGGGGATGTTGGTTCGAAAGTCGCCGCGCTCAACTTTCAGTAGATGCGTCCCTTAACCACGTTCTTGCGAACACCGGGATATGGGTTCTTGCGCCGCGTCATTTCAGCAGCTCATCAGGATCGGGGCCAGCGACCTGTGCCGTCGCGCCCTCGGGAAACACGACAACGCGGCCCGTGGCATGATCCACCTCGACCCGACCGATACGCAGGCCGGCGGACAGAGCCGCTTGCAAAGTGCGCTTGATTTCGGCTTGCGAGACAAGGGCTGGACGGGCTGCCATCACTATGCACCCCCCGCCTTTTCTTCATCGGGCAACAGCCCGAGTCCGATCTCCAAGAAGCTTATGCCAGAGATGGACCGTTCGGTGCGGACGCCGCCTTTGATCGGGGTGAAGCTTTCAACGTGTTGAAAGCCTCCATCCGTGTGCACCATCTCCTCACCCTTGAACGGCACCATCAGCTCGCCGACGATTTCAGGGCCTTCCATCTTCCATTGGAACAGCTCGGCCAGAACATCGAAATCCGAAACGCGCAGGTGAAACACATTATTCTCGAACCACCGGCAGCTCTCTTCGATACCGACTGTCGCGGGCAGACCGAACATGTAGGCCAGCACCTCTTCCAAGGTTTCGCCCTTGAACAGGCTTGCGAAGTGATCCGGCTGGATCGTCTCATAGCCCCGGTAGGCTTTCTTGAAGTTCGGGGAATACTTGATTTTGCCGAACCGCTTGACACGCTCGACGCATTGCGACGGGCTTTCGGTGGTCAGTATAGCAAGGGTCAAGCGGGCCGCGTCCAGAGGCGTCATCTCGGGGGCATTGCGGCCTCGCGCCCCTGTCGTGATAAGTCCAGCCTCTTTCAGCAGCCGCGCATACACGATCACCGTTTTCTCAGGCGTCGTGTATGCTTCTGCAATGAGCTTATTAAAGGCAGCGGCTTTCATGCTATCTGCATAACTCACGAATAATGAGAGGTCAACCCTATCTGTTTGACGCGCGAATACGACGCGTCTGATCTAGCTAACTTTCCCCAACCTCTCGATCCGGTCGCGCACCCGCTCAATTGTGTCCTGTTGGAGCCGGACCAGCGTAGGCAGGGCCTCGCGGGCGGTGTCTGGGCTTAGAAGCCCGATGCACACATCGGCACATGTCTCGATTGCAAAGGATAGCGCGTGAAGCTCGGCGAGGTCATCCTCAAGGTCAGGCTCATGGCATTTCTGTTTCATGCCTGCACCTCTTGGGGGCGGTTCACCAGATCAAGATGGTGGTTCATGTAGGTTGCCATTTCCCTGGCCGCGATTGTCAGGTCGATCCGCAAGCCTTCATAGCCCGGCACGTTCTCAAGGTGATCAACCGCACTCACGATGCTAGCTAAGCAAGCTGCGCGATCTTGTAGGTCATCCAGGTATTTTTGCAGGTTGGTTGCGGCGGGCTGATCTTCCTCATTCGCGCGGGCGCGGTCATTGGTCATTGTCAGGGTCTCCTGTTTTGGGTTAATGTCTGAAACAGGACATAACATAATGTCCGATACCGGACAATAGAGCATGATCACGTCAGCACAAATTCGAGCCGCGCGGGCCATGGTAGGTGTATCGCAGGCGGATATTGCTAGGGTCACCGGCAGGACTGACAAGACGGTCAGGCGGGCCGAAACCGATGTTTCAATGGTTGCCGCCGACACCATCGCAGCGATTCGCACCGCTCTCGAAGATGCGGGGGTCGAGTTCATCGAAGAGAATGGCGGGGGGCCAGGCGTCCGCTTAGCAAAAAGGGAATGAAATGGATAAAGAGACCATTCAAGAACTAACAGAATCGATCAAAGCGCTGACACACAGCATAAACGTTCAGTGTGATCTCATGGAAACGCTAAGCTCCCGGCAGAGCGATCTGATTTCAGAAATGAAGGTCTTGCGCACTGTTATCGAGGCAAGTTCCTCGAAGGAATAACAGTCGATGCGCGCCACGCCGGTAGGAAGTCAGCAGAACCCGGCCGCGCGCTGTCGGGGTTTTCCCACTCACCGACTGACGGGGGCGCTTTGGGGGATGAAACCAAACCCGCAGGCGCGCCCTGCCTTATCTCTCCCAATCGACCATGCGCATCGCCCCGGACACGTCGCCGGGGGGAATGCCCGCCTCTTTCGCCTCGGCCATCGTCTTGATGATCGCGGACAGGGCACGGGCGCGCCCGCCCGCGTCGAAGGCTTGCAGGGGGCGGATAGTGTCGATCTCGACCAGCGCGCCCAGCTTGGCGGATGCTTCCTCGGCCAGCAGGGCCGCGATGGGTTGCAGGGTCCAGATCGCCAGTTGCCGCTGCGCCTCGCGCACCACCGGCCCTGTGGCCGAACGGTTCAACAGGCTGGGCAACACGCCATAGGCCCCCATGATGCCCTCGCGCGCCGCTGCCAGCGTCTCGGCGGTCATGCTCTTTGACAGGTCCGGGGAAAGCTGATCGGGCTTCTTGTCGGCCAGGGGATGCATCCCCGCCGCCACGGCCTGGGCCGCGCCCTCGACCACAAGGGTTGAACCGCGCCGCCCCCGGAAGGCGTGGCGCATGTTCTCCATGTCCTCGGACCCGCTATCGGGAAGGGGCACGATCTGACTGCCCAGCGGGGCATTCTCGAAGGTCTCACGCAGGGCCGATTCCACCGCGTGAAGCATCCCCCCGGTGAGGCTCGACCGGCGCAGCGGCGCGGTGCCGATCCACGGTGTCAGGTTGTCCGTGCCGATCCGCAGGTGCAGCACCTCGGCGGCAAGGGCCGTGACGGTGCGTCCGCCGCCTGCCTCGGGGATGCTGAGACGATAGGCGCGGGGCCGTCCGTCGCGGGTGGTCAATTCCCAATCCGTGGCGGGCACAAGGCCCGATTCCGTGATCAGGAACACCGCATCGCCGTTCAAGGCGGCGGCACGGGCGATCATCGCCATGGTCTGGCGGGTCAGTAGGTCGGTGCCTGCCACGTCCGCCATGGCAAAGCCGCCTTCCCAGAGCGAGACGCAGCTTTGCACCGTTGCCGTGAGTTCGGCCACGCCACGCCGTCCGCTGATAAAGCTTTCCCGCGCCGCCACGACCTGGGCGGTATATCCCGACCCGCTCGATCGGGCCTCGATCGGCCGCAGCTTGTTCTTGAGCCATCCCAGCATTATCACCTCCACCGGATCGCGGCGGGGCGGTGCGTCAGGCGCTTTGCCACCTCGCCAATGGGTTGCCAGTTCCGCGCCTCGATCTGCGCCGCCGGGTAGGCCGGGCGCGTCACCGCCGAAAGCTCGAACAGCGCCGCGCGGGTTACGGTGCGCAGGTAGTCGCTGCCCTGCCGCTCGATCCGCTCACCATCGGGCAGAACCTGGAAACCCGGTGACAGGCCCCGGATCAGCCCGGCGCGATGCGCGGCGAGGAAGTCCGCCGCCCAGCTCGTGCCGGTGTCGATCCTCGCTTCGAGTTCCAGCGCGGTCTCGCTTTCGCTCAGGGTCAGGCTGCCCGCCGCGCGGCTGGCCAGCGGGCGGTTGTAGTCGTGCCCGGCCAGAAGGTGAATATCCTCGCCTGTCTCGATCCGGGTTGCGAAGGCACGCGGGGCGAAGGTTTCTCGCCGCCCCGGTGCCAGTTCGGTTTCCGCGCCATAGGGGAACGTCGCTCGAAGGCGGGTTGTGCCGCCATCCTCGCGAAGCTCCAGCGCGCCGAGTGACGCCCCCCAGAGCATCAGGCCAGCTCCAGCCCGGTCAGGACACGCAGTTGCACGGGCCGCGCAACCGTCACGTCAAGCGTGGCCAGGGCCGTGATCCGCAAGCCGCCCGATTGTGCATCGGAGAACGGATCGCGGATCATGTCCACCGCCCCCCATGCGCCGACAAAGAACGGGGCGACGCCGCCGCTCGAAGTCGTCAACAGCGCCGTGGTGGCCTCGGGGGTGCCGCTGGGTGCCTCCAGCCCGTTGGACGTGGTGTTGATGTTGGTCATCTGCCTTGTCAGCCGGTCCCATTCGGAAACCGCCGTGCCGCTGATCAGCGCATCATCGAGGAAAGACCACAGCTCGGGGCGGATCATCGCCCGGATCGCGCCGGGGCCGCTGGCCGCATTGGCCACCATGAAGGCCGCCACAGCCGCGCGGATCGCGGCATAATCTGCCGTTTCGTTCACCGCGGTTTCGGTAATACCGTAGGTCGATGCCCCGGCGATGACGCCAAGGGGTTGGCCATCGGCCCCGGTGCCGTTGAAAACCGCCCCGTCAATCGCCTGCCCCATGGCCCCGGCCATGTCGCGCCGCACCGCCTGCTCCAGGGCCGACCCGGATTGTTTCAGGCTGCGCCGGGTGATCTTCATCTGAATGCCCAGGGTATGATCCGGCTTCATCGCCCGGTCGGCGGTTTCATAGGCGCTCGGGCCGGCCACGTTCGCCGTCTCGCCGTCCTGCCAGCCCGCCGTCACGCTCGACGTGACCACCGGCCATTCCGCTGCACCGTGGTCGATTGCGATCATCTGCCCGCCCATGGCGCTGGCCATGCTGTCGGGAAACAACCGGTCGATGATCGGGCGGGTGCTGATCGGATCAGGGGTGCCGGTGCTGATCGTCTCGCCCGCGCGTTGCTCAAGCGCCTGCCACGGCACCGGGATGCCCCGGAAGCCGCCCGCGCTGCGCAGCTCCTGCACGATCTCAGCGGTCTGGCCGTCCAGTTGCCTCCCCTCATCGAGGGCCAGCGCGACCTGGCGCATCTCGAAACCGGCCATCATCTCGGCCCATTCCTGGGATGAGCGGGTTTCCAACTCGCTGCCCGCGTCCCGGCGTTCGGTATCTTCCGCGATCAGGGCCGCGCGATAGCGGGTTTCGTTCTGGCGATACTCCAGATCGAGCGATTCCATGCTGCGCACTTCATCCTCGGTCGGGGTTTCCTTGCCCGCCAGTTCGGCGAGGTTCTGGCGGATTTCGCTTTGCCGCCGTGCGATCTTCACTGAATCGAGCATGGTTTATCCTTTCTGCTCAACAGGGTTGTTGCCGGGCCGCGCAAGCGACTCGACGGCTTGCCGCCAGTTCTGG